ATGGAGTTAGAGCAAGCGAACATAATATCCGGAGAAATTAAAGATTCTCCGGGTGACCCACAAAGTGAGTTGGATTTACCACCGGAGTATTGTCGCTATGAGGATAAGGGCTGTGAGTTCGCTGATTCCTGCCTTAACTGTCCGTTTCTGAGGTGCATTTATGACCAACCCGGAGGCAAGCAGCACTGGCTGAAGGAGATACGAGACAGGGAGATAGCAAGACTGTTCACTACCAAGGGCAAGGCAGTAAAGGAGCTGGCATTGATGTTTGGTGTTAGCCAGAGAACAGTGCAGAGGGCATTAAAGAATTGTTTATCAACCTCAAGAAAAGATAGGATTAAAAATGAATGAAGCTTCCGGATATGATAGTACTTCTACCATCAACCAGTTAGCCCAGAAAGACCGGGACCGCCTTAAGGGCTATACCGAGTTACTGGACTTCTATCACGGCGTTCACTGGTCCGGTAGAGCTATAAGAGGCGAGAAGCGCCTTACCTTTAACTACGCTAAAACCCTGGTCGATAAGGTTACCAGCTATTTAATGTCAGGTATTAACTTTGCCGTTGATGCCCTGGAGGACTCGGACGAGGCTAGAGCCAGAGCTCAGAAGGCAGAAGAAGCCTTATACCAGGTCTACGAGGATAATAACCTCGAGCAGCTCGACTTCGATACCGAGATTGACTGCGCTATCCTGGGAGATTCTTGCTATAAGGTCATCTGGGATAATGAGGCTAAGAAGGTCAGGGTTACCGCTCCCGATGTCCAGGGTATCTATGCCTGGTGGTTGGGAGACGATGTCTCCCGCGTGTGGCGGGTAGCTTCTAAATATTCTCTTACCGCTGAGGAATTGGAGGTTCTCCATAAGGTAACCCCCAAGACTAAGAAGCCTTCCCTGGTTGAGGTCTGGACCGATAGCGCCTTTGAGCTTTACCTCGATGATGACGTAATCGATAAGAAGCCTAATCCCTATGGCTTTATTCCCTTTGTTATCTACCCTAACCTCAGGGACCCTAAGAGGTTTTGGGGTATATCCGATATCACCCAGGTTATGGAGAGCCAGAGAGAGCTTAATCGGGCTATGAGCCAGCTCTCCCGTATACTGGAGCTGTCGGGTAATCCTATCGCTGTCCTGGAGAATATCGAGGAGTCGGAGGATATCGCTGTTAAGCCCGGGGCAGTCTGGAATATACCCGAGGATGCTAAAGCCTACCTCTTAGATTTGCTCCAGGGCGGCGGCGTCAGGATGCACATTGAATACATAGATTTACTCTACCGCACTATCCACGATGTCGGTGAGTCCCCCAGGGCGTCCTTCGGTGGGGTTGAAAGAGACCTCTCCGGTGTAGCCCTGGAGATCGAGCTTCACCCATTACTGCAGAAGGTTAAACGGAAGCGGGTAATCAGAACATCAGCCTATATCCGCAGAGCCTCTATGGTCCTTAATCTTTTGGAGAAATATACTGGCCAGTCCTTTGGCAACAATCGCTTGAGGGTTGTCTGGGGTTCTGTTTTACCCCAGGATACGGCACGGCAGGTTAATAATGAGCAGATCCTGGTCCAGACCGGTATTCACTCCCGCAGATTGGCCATGGACGAGCTGGGTATCCAGGATCCCGAGCTTGAGTTTAACCGGTGGCTCGAGGAGAGAGCCACTATCCTCAAGATGAATAGAGAGCTTAGCGCACGCTCCACCAGAGGCGGAGAGCGAGAGAGAGCTGTACAGTCTCAGGTAGATGGGGGCGTTGAGGAATAACATCCCCCCCTTGTCTTTGCGAGGTCGCCCAGACGACCGTGGCAATCTCGGAGGAGGGGATGAAGAGAGGAGAAACAATAATGACCGAAGAAGAAATCCAGGCACTACAAGACGAAGTAGAGTCTACCAGGTCAGAGCTGGAAGGGGTAAAGACGGAGCTGGAGGCAAAGGTTACCTATAGCACGGAGCTTGAGCAGACGGTAGCCGATAGGGATGCCGAAATCACTACCCTTAAGCAGACTGTAGCCGGTAATGAAGCTGAGAAGGAAGCCCTGGGAGTTTCTATCAGGAATGAAGTCCAGAGGTCTATTGATGATCTCACTGATAGTTATACCCAGGCAGTCGATGCTTATAAGGCAGTGGTGGTCACAGCTAATCCCACCGTCCCTTCGGAGCCTATCGCCGGTGATACATCGATGCCGTTGACCAGTCTCTGGAGAGTGCCAAAGCCTTAGTCTCTACTGTCAGAGCTACCATTGAGGCTGAGATTGCCGCTGGCAAAGTCCCTGCCGGTGCTCCACCCAGGACACCCCCCGACCTGTCGTCTCTATCACCAAGAGAGAAAATCAAATACGCTGTAGGAGGTAATAAATAATGGCGCTTACACTAGCTGAGGCAGCTAAGCTGTCTAACGATATACTTCTCCAGGGAGTGGTCGAGACCATCATTAAGGACTCACCCATCCTTCAGGTATTGCCCTTCATTGAAATCGTGGGTAACGGCTTGACCTATAACCAGGAAAAGACTTTACCTAGCGTCGACTTCTATGATGTCGGTGATACCTGGGTTGAGTCCACTCCCACCTTCGAGCAGTTAACCGCTACCTTGAAGATTATGGGCGGTGATGCCGATGTCGATAATTTCCTGAAGGCTACCCGCTCTAATCTCCAGGACCTCGAGACTTCCGTCATAGAGCTAAAGGCAAAGGCTACCCGCCATAAGTTCGAGGATACCTTTATCTATGGCGACTCAGCGGTTAATGCCAAGCAGTTCGATGGCTTGAAAAATCTCATTGATACTGCCACTGCCAGCGCCCAGGTCATCGCTATGGGAGCTACTGGAGCTACCCTTACCCTGGCTAAGCTCGACGAGCTTATTGACGCCGTTAAGGGTAATAAGCCCGATGTCTTGCTTATGAGCCGCCGCTCCCGTCGTAAGCTCAATGCCCTGGTTAGAGCTGCCGGCTCCGGTATGATGGAAACGGAGCGGGATAACTGGGGTAACTTTATCCAGTTGTGGAACGGCATCCCCGTCGGTATAAACGACTGGATACTTGATACCCATACCTTGTCTGGTAGCCTCGAGACCGCCACCACTGGAGGCGCTAATTCAACCATCTACGCCGTTTCCTTCGGGGAAGGCACTCTCTGTGGCTTGACCTCACCTGGTCACCTAGCCGTTGAGCCTATCGGCTCACTGGAGACCAAGGACGCCTCCCGCACCAGAATTAAGTGGTATGTCTCCCTGGCGTTGTTTAGCTCCGTCAAGGCTGCCGCTTTAATCGGAGTCCAGGACTGATAAAGGAAAAATAAAACAGGAGGTAAATATGGCTTTTGTGGATGCTAGTACAAGCCGAAAGGTTTTAGAAGGAGTTTGCCCCGTTAAAGTCACCCTGGCTGGAGCAGTATCGGCTGGTGACCCTCTGAAATATAGCTCAGGTTGGAAACTGGCCACCAATGAGTCGGGCAAGCCGGCAATACTTATAGCCGGTGAGGATGGAGCCGTGGGTGATGTAATCACCGCTTTTGGTATGGCTGTGATTGAGTTCACTCATACCGCTGCCAATGTCCCCACCGAGGGAGAGCAAATTGCCGTTGCTGATACCGGCATTTACGCCCCCGATGGTACCGGGCTCCAGGATATTGGTTACATAGTCAATATTGATTCCGATTCGTTGCATAGCCGTGGTCTGATTTGTGGCATGATTGTTGAGCTTGACCTGGCTGGAACATAGGCTAGCTAGGCTCTAATGAGTAGGGGGCTGGTGAATATGCCCGCCCTTCCTGGGGATGCAGCCAAGCAAATACCCAGCTCCTCAGCCCCCTATATATATGTAGGTAACTTTACTATAGGGAGGTGACTTATAATGCAGTCAGTAATAGAGCATATCGAGTATCCGTTCGCTAAGGGTAGCCTGACTTCCGATGGTATCCAGTGGTCGTCTGAGGTCGATACCACCACTGTTGATACCGATGTCGAGATTGACAGCCAGCTTATCAATCCACCGGCATTGGGCGCCCTTATCGAGGTTGAGTTCGGTCTTACCGCTGCCTTCAAGGCAATATCTTCCGCCACTGCCGACCTTATCTATAAGTGGCAGGCCAGGAATAAGGGCGGTACCTGGGTTGACCTCCATAGTGCCGTCACTAAATCTAACATCGGCACTACTTATGTCGAGGAAAACCGCAGCGGGCGCTTCCTACCGGTGGCTAACTTCAATTCTGTGCCCTTTGATTTGAGGCTGATACTCCAGTGTAATGAGGCTAACGAGGGGAGAGCCAGGATAAAGAACTCCAGTTACGTCAGGTTAAAGTATGCCGTATCGTGAGGTGACTTATGAAGTCATTAGTTAAAATAGACGACTTGTTCTTTAAGCCTCCTGGGTTGGGTCATGTCCTTTTCTACCCCGGGCTGCCTGGGGGCGGTAGTACTATCTTTGATAAGAGTCCCTATGGTAACAATGGTTCTATCGTTGGTGCTACCTGGGTTAAGTCCCCCCTGGGGCTTTGGTGCTTGAGTTTTGATGGCACTGACGATTATGTAGATTGTGGTAACCTCCCGAGTATCGAGGATACTATCGGTAATGTTTTCTCTTTGGAGGTTTGGTGTTATATGCCTACTCTCCCGTCGGTAAGGTCGGAATCAGGACAGATATTCTCTAAGAGAAAACAATGGAATAACAACAACATAGAGTTCTTCTGCAGCCAATATACTGATAGTTACGGCATTATACTGCAGGACGGCACTTACAGCGATAGCACCAGCATAGCAGCCTTCGCCGGAGTGTGGCAGCATGTCGTAGCCACAGTGTCCTCCTCTTCTCTCTATGTTTATTGTAATGGTGTCCCGAGTTCACCCGGCGCTAGACGGGTAGCTGTTATCTCCAATGATATGACCTTGCAGATAGGCAGGAAGGCGGGTAGTAATAGTGAGCGCTGGCTGGGTTTAATAGCCCTCCCCAAGGCACATCGCTATGCCTTATCACCCTTTGAAGTCAGGAGCCACTTTGAGAGAGAAAAATATCTATTTGGAGTGTGGTAATGAGTTATATAAGGTTTCATTTAGACCTGGAAGTGAAACAGCCCATACCTGCCGCCCTTCAAAGTAAACTCCCTGAAATTAGGGAGGCTGTCAGGAAGCTAAAGTCCTTTGCCTCTAAAATCAATGAGGGCAAGGAAAACGAGGAGATGACGGTAAGGGCTGTCTACCATATCTGTCATCATGATGAGGGCTTGCCCTGCGAGCCTGAGACGGATATCCAGTATCTGTAAATAAGGGGGTGAGGTAGATATGAATTTAGGTGATATGAGAACCATCGTCAGGCGTGACCTCCACGATGAGGACTCCGGTAACTACCGCTGGACTAATGATGAGCTGGACAGGCATATTGCTCATGCCTTAAAAGAGTTCTCCGAGGCTTTGCCCTATGAGCAGAAGGCTACCAAGGCTACCAGCTCCGGCTCCAGGGAGATTGATATCTCCGCCATAACCGACCGCATTATGGTCGAAGCCGTTGAGTATCCGGTGGACAAGTTCCCCCAGAGATATCAGCGGTTCTCTCTTTGGGCGGATATCATCACTCTTTTAGGTGATGAAGTCCCCGACGGCTCAAATTCCTATATCTACTACGGCAAGCTTCATACCCTTGACGTCTCGACTTCTACTATTCCTGCCAAATATGAGGATCTGGTCGCTGCCGGGGCTTGCGGCTACGCCGCGCTGGAATGGGCTGCCTACGCCGTTAATCAGGTTAATGTCGGTGGCACTATGACCCCCAGGGAGTTCTTGACCTGGGGTAAGGAGAGGCTGCGCTTCTTTAAGGATGAGCTTAAACGGCTCAGCCGTAGAAACAGGGTTAGAGTCCGCACCCTCTATAAGCCCTACTACCCTATCTTCTCCAAATCAACCGATTATGGTCCATAAATACTTAATGTCATTGCGCCTTTGGAGGCTCCAGAGCAACGCACTAGAAAGGACGTGGCAATCCCGGCGGGGAGGTACCCCTTAATGTCATTGCGAGCGAAGCGTGGCAATTTCGGTGGGGAGGTGGATACGGCGATTAATAAAAGGAGGGCACTATGACTAAAAAATCTAAACCAATACCTCAGCCCGAGCAATATGAAGAAACTCCCGATTGGTCTGCCATTGAACATCAGGTTCGCATGGTTTCACATACAGGCGATGATGGTGTTAGGCTTCAAGCTGACCCCGAGCATATTCTAGCCGAAGCCCAACGCCTGGCAGACATTTACCGCAAGGCAGGTAAACCTTTACCCGATACCCTGGCAGCCCTGGTCTAATGAGCCATGACCCTTTGTCATTGCGAGGAGTCCTTCACTGGAAGTACGAAGCAATCTCGGTGGGGAGGTACCCCTTAATGTCATTGCGAGCGAAGCGCGGCAATCTCGGTGGGGAAGTAAGGGAGGTGAGGTTGATAAACATCTATAAAGGGCTCTCGTTTTGGAGGATGACAGAAATATGTCACAAATTTAACGCATTTTTATCGTTAAAAAGCTGAAACAGAACGTAGCTGTTATAAATCGTTTTAGATACGTTCTGTTTCCCTGAAAAAAATATCCGCAGGAGCTAAAGGCTAATGAAAGATAAAGAACCTTTATCAGAAGGTGCTACCAATATACTGAGAAGCTTTACCCGTCACGCCCTTACCCTCTTTGGCTTGGTTTCCTGGGTAATGCTCTTTGCCAATGACTATGATATACCACCCGCCTTTACCTGGCTGGTCTGGGGTACGGTAGTCTGGTGGTTTGGCGACCGCTCCTATTTTAAGATTAAAGCGAGGAAGCAATGAGAACCCTGTCAGCCACCCTCTTGGCCGTCCAGAAGGAAGCCACCCGCACCCCCTATGCCAAGGTCGAAGCCAAGAACCTTATTACCGGTGTAGTCAGGCTTGACTGGTCCAGGCTCTATACCGGCTCCGAGGATGACTTCTTTCACGCTATGGCTATGCCTGGTAATGGTAACCTTGTCCGTCTGCGGGTAACCCCCCTGGTCGATAGTAGAAAGCTCTATCACCAGCTCGTCACCAACCCCGATGAAAACTCCGACTACTCTTCCTGGTCTTATCTCTCTATCGATGATGTCTTTAATGTTGCTTCCTGCGCCGATGGCGCCAAGGTCAGCCAGTTCTATATTGAAGATACCAGCTTTGAAGAGGTGGTCTGGGTCAGCCCCATTAACCACGATGACCCTGATAGTGCCTGGACTAATGAAACCAATGCCTATGATGAAAATACCGGCACTTACGCTTATTGCTGCGCTTATCATACCTGGGGATACTACTTGAAATTGGGCGTCTCCACTTCTCCATCACTAGGCACTATTGAGTGCACAGGAATCAAAATTCGATTCTCTAATATTCCTTCCCAGGGTATGATGCTTGATGTTGATGTCAGTCCCGATAATTCCGAGTGGCATACTGTGGTTGATAATGCCTGTCTTGGTCCGGAGGATAATAATGTCTGGAAAGAATACTCCTGTGATAAACAGACGGTCTGGTGTACCAGGATCAGGGTATTTGGTTATGGGGATAGCGGTCACCAGTATAGACTTAATGAGTTCTATTTCAAGACCGATAAAGACGGTCCCTCGGATATCTACCATCGGGAGTCAACCGATAATGGTTCTAACTGGGGGAGCTGGAGCAAAATCGGCGAGTCCCCCACCGCTGCCGTCCACGGTCTTGCCGCTGACTATAAGGCTAACGGTGACCTGGCTCTCTTCTTTACTGATAATACTACCCTCTATGTCCAGAAGCGCCTGAGCGGTAACTGGCAGTCTGAAGCTGCCAGCGGTAAGTCAACCGGTGTCCTGTCAAGCGTAGCTGCCGTCTATGATAGCGACTGGAATCTACTTCTCACCGGTAAGGATATATCAGGCAACTATAAGCTCTGGTCTCTTATCTATGGCGATGGCGGTGATGTTGGCGCCGGCACTTGGTCGGTCCTCAAAGAAATAGCCTCCGCTGAGTCGGCCGAAGGCTTCTCTTTTCAGAGTGTCTTTATTGATAAGCCCGATGTTTTCCGAGCCGTCTACATCGAGAAGTTTACCGGCACTGAAAGCTATAACCGCCCCCACTGGAGCCACTCCGTCCTGGGCGCTTCTTTCCTGAGTAACCTCTGGCGGGAGCCTGTTCCTTTTAATCTGTCCAGTGAGTATGGCCTGGCCATAGCCCACTATGGCGATTATTGCTGGATGTCTAACCCCGCCGGAGTGTGGATAGCCTTATTAGCCTCCACCTCCATTGATTTGACATCTGCTGTCCTCTCAGCACGGATGGAGCTAGCCCCCCAGGCAGGCAAACTATCCGTTGACCTCAGGAATGATGACGGGCGCTATGCCTCCCCAGGCCAGGGCAGCCTGGCTGTCCTGGATATAGGCTGCCAGGTGGACTTTAGCCCGGGCTATGTCACTTCGTCAGGTAATGAGGTAAGCTCTGGTCTGTCCTTTATCCTGGAAGCCTATGAGCATACCAGCTCAGGCGGTAAGGCTACCCTCGTTCTTTATGCCCTTGATGGGTGGGAGTCTATAGACCGCTGGAGAGCCAGGCACCAGTTTCGATGGAACAAGTCATCTAATGAGCTAAGTGTTAAGGAAATCCTTGAGTTCGTCCTGGCCCGGGTTGGCTTGAAGCTGGAGGTTGTCTCTCAGTCATCGGTTATCACCGGCTACTACCCTGAATTCACTATTAACCCTGATACCCGTGGCGATACTGTCGTCAGGAAGCTATTATCCTTTGTCCCCGATGTCATCTTCATTGAGGGTAATAAAGCCTACCTGGTTAATCCTCAGTCATCGGATGCTTCCGCTTATAGTTACTTTAGCCCCTACACTGCCAATCACATCATCTTTGAAGGGAGGTATAGAGTCGGTGCTTGGGAGTTTAATCGTGTCCAGGTTGAGGGCGATGCCGTTATTAAAGACTCTTTTGAGTGGGATGAGATAGACAGGCTCTATGACAGGTTTAGGCAGCTCTATGATATTAATATCTCTACTAGCGGCCAGGCTCAGGCCAGGGGAGAAGCCTATCTTAGAGAAGCTGAGATTGAGTCAGCCAGTGGTTTAATCCGTATTCCGGTTAACTGTGGTCAGCAGCTCTATGATGTCATTGCCATAACTGATGATAGGGCTGGGCTTACTGCCGAGAAGAAGAGAGTCCTGGGGCTAATCCTTAATCATCAGCCGGGTAAAGGTCAGTACGAGCACTGTCTGGCAGTAGGGGCAGTGTAGGGATTGCTCATCTACTTCTCCTCTTGCCCCCTCTCCTTTAAATAGGTGAAGACACAAATGCGTACCCATACGAGAGAATTCTTAATACTAATATCCAACCTCTAAACAATATCAAATGACCAAAATCCAGAGGAACTAAATGATTTTGAACTTGAAATTTAAAATTTGTTTACCCCGTGAGATACTTTCATATCTAACGGGGTTTAGGATTCAGTGCTTAGATATTAGGGTTTCATAAAGGGGATTGTTGGGATTTCGTGCTTAGGATTTAATCTCTGCAGGCTTATGGGATACTACTTAATGTGCTTTATAAAGGAGAGGGAGATACCGGGGGTAAGGTCAGAAAAAATCTAAAGGAGGCTATGTGGCTATGAACTTAAGGAAAGCAGTGTTAAAGAGTTTTAACTCTGGTAATTATACAGCCACTATCCAGTTCACTGGTAGCTACAAGGTTTACCTAGAAGGTATTGCTGTGGCTAGAAATTTGCCAGCGGTAGAAATGGCTCTGGATAGGAAGGTAGCAGTTGTATTCTTTGATAACCATAATCCTAAAGAGGCAGTAGTAATCGCCGTCTACACCTAGCTTGTAGCATAGTGAAATCTTAATACGGGCTTTACTACTGTTGACATTTTACCTGCCTATCCCGGAGAAGCCGATAGAGTATCGCCAGATGGCACTACTCGCCGACACCGGGTCGACATATACTGTGATTCCCAGCAAGCCCTGTTGACAATAGACAAGTGTCAATAGAGATTGGACGAGCTTTTCTCTTATACTGCTCTAAGGGTATAGGGAATGGAAAACGATGATAAAGCCAAAGAACAGCTTATTAACGAGCTGGAAGCCAAGCGCAAGCAGGCGGAGGAAAAGATAAAGCAGGCCGCTGAAGAATGGAGAACAACCTTTGACTCTATTACTGATTTGGTTTCTGTTCAGGACAAAGATTCCAGGCTTATCAGGGTGAATAAGGCTTTTGCTAATGCCTTTAACCGGCTTATTCTTTACTCATACCCCTGGCAATACTCTTTAAGATAGTAAGGATTCCGATGACAGCCCGTTGTACCTCAACCGGCTCTTGACCTAACACCCTGCCTACATAAGGGTCCAATCCTCCACCAGCATAGCCTAGTTCCTTTTCATCTATACCAGACATCTGGGGAGACAGGTAGCCAGCTAAAGCAAATAACTCACCCTCCTCAAAGCCCAGGGGAGAGGCAATTCTGCGCAGAATACGGGCTGAAGGGAAACGCTCACCTCTCTCTATGCGACCCAGGTGTGATGGAGATACATCTGATTTATCTGATAGTTCCTGTAATGTCAGCGGTATAGTAACCCTTTGTTGTCTGAGTATTTTGCCTAGATTATTAATGTCCATACCCGTATTATAATGTGCCAATTGGCAAATGTCAATAGCACTTTTAGTCAA